GTGCAAGGATTTCACTAGATTCGACTATATGTACATCTTTCTTCTTACACCAGTCTTTTAAGTAAGGATACAATCCAACATATAATTGACCTGTAGCATACGAGTATAACCGTATTTTACCATCCCAAACTCTATTACGAAATTGAGGTGTAAACTTGTAACCAGGTACTTCAAATGAGAAATAATCTGATAACTCTCTACGGATACTTGCGTCTGCGTCAATGCGTAGGTACACGTCATTGACCTTGTCAACTATGATGTTTTGCATTTTAGATTACACCAGATGTAAACTTACGCCAATCTATAGCATTCTTAATTTGAAAGCCACGATTAGAAATAATCTTAACTGTTCTATCTAGGTAGTCAACAACACTTTGTACATAAGTTACCTTTTGGTCTAACTTAATAAGTTCATCATCTGATTTAAGATATTTGTCAACATCTTGTTTTAGTATTTTTAGATTGAAAGGTTTTACCTGATACACACTAGGGTCTGCCTTGCCTGTATAGTATTCCCATTTTTCTCTTGTTAATCTTGCCAAGTCTTGTTCAGATTTTTTTAATAGATTAGTATATTGATTATGAAATTTCATATACTTGTTATGTAGTTGTGGTGTCTTCAATGATTCTAAATCAAGTTCAGTATCATTTATTTTTAGGTCTTTATCGGCGAGTGCCTGTAGTTCATCAAATGTCATAATATATCCTCATTGTTTTTTATATTTAGTGTTAAATTAGTATTGTGGTTATACATTGGGTCATAGTATTCTTCTAGTTCAGGAAACACCTCAAACAAATGTGATTCCCATTTTGTTCCTTTATAGAATTTATCTTGTTTCAAAAGGTACTGAAATGTGTCTTGTATATTAACATCTTCGTCAGCAGGTTTTCTTAATGCAGCTTGTATGTCAGGCCACTTCTCATATTTAGAAATTAAATTTTGTTTAATCTTTTCTGGTAAATTGTTTACTCTTAAATGTTTTGGGTTTTCTACCATTGCCCAATTGATCTGATCTATTAGTTTAGGTCTATCTAAACAATAATCTATAACTTCATAAAATCTCATAACACTTAAAAATGAAACTAGACCATTAAAATCAACAACAACATTATCATACTTTCTACAGATTTCAGCATTTTGTATAACTTTATTCCAATCTGTTCTTCTTCTCATATATTCTATAACAGGCCCTATGCCATCTACAGACGCAACCATAGATACAAGTTTAAAATGTGGTATGTAATTAAAGATATTATGTTTGCCTGCTTTTGTTTCTGTAAAGTTTGTTTGATACTTTATCATAATATTTTTTGCTTCATCTATGTCTATTAATCTTTGTAATAGTTCATAGTGTTTTTTCATAATCAATGGTTCGCCACCTATAATTTTAATACTACGTATAAAAGGTGCCATCTCTACAGTTTGTTGTATCATATCTTCAACATTTTTGCCACTAAATGTTTTGTGTTCACCTTTAGCGTAATTTGTATTACCAAATATTTCTTCACTCCACACACCTTTTTTTGCAACTTGTTGACGTGTTGTTGAATTTTGATGTACACACATATGACAATCTAAATTACACTCATCACCATACACTTTTAATTGTACTTCTAATATTCTTTCTTCAAACTCATACTTACCTGTTGCTTTGAACATCAATACTGATCGCTCTATTGCCTGCCAGTAATCTTTTTCTTGTGTGTGAATTTTCATACATGCTGTTCTTCGGGATCTGCCGTAACGTTTTTCATCTGATATACATCTTTTACAAGTTTTCTTTACGGTCTTTAAATCTGAATTAGGATCAAGCATTTCTTTACGTATATTATTCATATACGTGCTATCACGCATCCATTCTTGTAGTGTAGTATTGTTTACATTATGATTAGGCAAACCATTTTCACCATCTGCCTCTGCACCAAAACAACAGGCTGCATAGTTACCACTTATCTCTAAATAAACTTGATTAAAAGGTATATCACAAAAAAATATTTCTTGGTCTTTTGCTTGTTGACCTATTGTACCTTTATCAACAACAAAAGGATTGTACGCCCAACTATCTCGGTCTAACTGATCTTTAAACCACAAAGATGTATCAATTTGACCAGGCGCAGAATTGTCACCTGGACCACCTTTTGTCATATAATCAGGTAATTCTAAATCTAATTCTCTTTCTTTACACTTCATCTAAAACTTTGCCAGTCCATTTCTCTCTCTTACAAGATCAATATAACGCCACAACCTTTCTTCTCGTATAACGTTATACATTACCGATGTAGCAGCCATCATTCTTTCAACTTGATTTACGCCTGGTAACTCATAATCAGCACACATTGGTAAATAAATTTGTGTACGATATCCTCTTTTTGCCCAATGTATTGCTGAATATGGTTTTGATCTTAAAACACAACCTGCTAAATTTGTACCACCTAAAATTACATTGTTTATTCTATAGTTTCTGTTTTTAAATATATTTTCTATTTCTTCTATACTTGGTGCTGGTTCTCTATCAGGATCAATTACATCCCAATTATGTACACCTTCAATATCAACTATTCGTTTTAATTCACGCAGTTTATTAGGGCCACGCTCTGTAGTATGTTCACCTTTCAAATGATTTGATACAATATTATATTGGAATTGTTGTTCATTTAAAAAATACATTAATTCAGAATATCTTAAATTGTTTGTGTGATCGTCACCTAGTATAGGATGACCATGAAAATCAATTAATAAGATTAGTGTTTTGTTTTGTATTATCGCCATACTACAATTTTTTCTTTTTCAGGTTTTTTATCTCTTGCTCTATTTGCTGGGTGCATAAATTCTCGTCTGCTTTGTTTACTATAACCTAAACTGCATAGTAAAAGAACAGGATATTTTACCCAAGGTATATCTTCCCAATCTCTATTCCATGTTTTTGTATAATACGGAAAACATAGTAGAGTTGCTGTATCAAGTCCTTGTTCTAAGCAAAGGTTAGTAAGATTTGATGTAAACCAGCCTATTTCAGTACACGTTGTTCTTACCATTTCTTCTATATATTCTTCGTGCATTTGTTCAAAGAAATCACCTCTATCAATACAATCTGCATAAAATTTATTAGGTTCACATATTCTTTGTGTAAACACACACACATATGGTGCTGTCCTAATATGTAAAAATGTTGCGTTAGTACCATCTTCTTCCCACGTTTTGAATTTATCTGAATGGTGTATAGGTACCCTGGCTTCATTTGTTTTTTTTTATTAAGCATACATTTTTTAGTGATAGATTCTTTTTCACTTACATGCTCAGGCCCTAACACGTTAACATGATATGGCATAAAGTTATTTTTTGATGGTGTTACTTTCCATGCTTTATACAACAAGTCGTCTATCTGTTCTTTAGGTGGAGTTTTTTCTGTATCAAATTTATGTATGTGTCTTCTTTTATTTAAAAGTTCATAAGCATCCATGTTAATCCTTTTTGTAATATGGTTCTAGTTCAGGAAAAACATCAAACAAATGTGTTTCCCATTTAGTACCTTTGTAATATTTATCGTTCATCAAAAGATAGTCTAACGTGTCCTGATAATCTAGGCCATCGTTGCTTTCTTCTAGTAGTTGTTGTATATCAGGAAAACCTTTATACTTTGGTATAAGTTTCTTTTTTATTTCGTCAGGTAATACATTAGCACATAACTTTTTAGGATTTCTTATATTAGACCAATTGATTTGTTTGAACAATGTTTTATTTTTATCTATCCATTCTATTAATTCGTAAAATCTTAATACACTTAAAAATGATATTGCACCATTTATATTAACTGTTACGTTAGGAAACTTTTTAACTTCTTTTATATTGTTTACCACATCTTGCCAGTTTGTTCTACGTCTTATATATTCAACTGATTTACCTATACCATCTAGTGATACTGTAAATTCAAATTGCATAAACTTAGGAATATAATCTAGTAGTCTTAATTTTTCCATTGATAGTACTGACATGTTAGTTTGATATTTTACAAACATTTTATCAGCATGACCTGTTTTACATATCTTATCTAATAACATGTAAAAGTCTTTCATAACTAATGGTTCACCACCTATAAATTTTAAATTGTAAATGTATGGGGCCAACTCAACTATCTGATCTACAACGTTTTTTAACTTTTCACCTTTTACTAATTCTATAGGTGCCTTTGCATAATCAGAAAAAACATTTTCACCTTTTACTTCTTCCGAGTGTATAGATTTTAATCGTGTAGTAGAGTCATAAGGTATACACATATAACAATCAAGGTTGCATTTGTTACCAAATGCCTTTACTTGTATCTCAAATATTCTGTCCTGAAATACACCTTTGTTTCTTCTTTTAAAATACTCTACTGCATTTCTTATACCAGGCCATATTGCGTGATCGTTTGTTTGTATTTTAAGAGAAGCTTGTCGCCTTGATCTGCCATAGTTTTTTTCCTGAAACATACATTGTTTACACCATTTTTTTGCAAGTTCTAATTTAGAACCTGGTGTAACCATTTCTTTACGTAAATCATTTAAATTTTTATTATCTTCAAAGTATCTACGAATAGGTACGTCTTTTATATTAGGATTGAAACCTTCAGCAGCCCATGAGCATGGTGCATATTCGCCTCTAGTTGTAGTGTAGACCATTGTGAAAGGAGCACTACAAAACCATATGTCGTTATTTCTGATTTGATCTTCTAGTATATCAACTTTTTTAAACCATTGACTCATGTCAACAGTACCATCACCAAGGTACTTGTCACCAGGACCACCTTTGGTCATCAATTTGTTTAAATGTGGATTCCTATCTCTAGGTCTTATAAGAACAGTCATAATATAATTTATAATAAAATTAAGTAGTTGTTTCTAGTGTGCCACTCCCACTAACATTAGCAAACTCATAAAGTTTGTATTGAAATGTAACACTTGCTGTTAAGTAATTTACATCTGTTGCTTGTTGATTGTAATCTAAACCAGATAATGATATAGGGTAAATATCTCTAAAACGTACTTCTATATTTGAATTGTTTTTGCTTGTTAAGATAAACAATGTAGCGTCTGAATATAAACCACCATCATCTGAAGTTTGTTTTACAACTTGTCCTAATTCTTTATTGTAGGTTTCACTTGTTGTTGTAGGATATCTATCTGATCCTGCAGCCTGTAATGATCTGAATTGTGAATGATCTTTAGGAAATCCAAGACCAGTCATCCAACCATGTATCTCTCTATAGTTTTCTAAATTTTCATCTACTAAAAACTGTATGTTT